AGCCTTTAAAAAACTCGGCTGCCTCCACGAGTTTTATTGCCATTGCCCTAGAGCTGGTGTATTAACTCTAGGGCAGGTATATCAATTACCAGGGTACACCCGTTGATTTTGTTGGATGCTGCTGTTCACTGATTTGTGTTTCCAGAGCAGCAGAAATGTTGGCAACTTGTTCATCACCAAGTTTTTCTTTGACCCAAGAGATGACCAGATCTTCTGTCAGATCAGCAAATGGAATGAGGTTATCAGGCCGTTCAAAACCAATAGACCCATACGCCCCTGCAGTATACGCCTCATTTTTAGCATCGACTGTATAGTGAGCCGTATAAACGTAACCATCAGCAGTTTCCCGCTCCAGGTTAGCAATGTGCCAAGTAATTGTGGTTGCCATAATAAAAAGAACCCTTGATCAAGTATATGGTATTTATTTTAACTATGTTGTCCAGATCACCTGCGTAAGGCACAGGTGCACTGGACAGGGAAGTGAAGGGGACTACTGTCCCCGACCCAGCAGTTGCCAAGCCAGCTAGACCATTGAGTAGGACTACGAGGCTTGGCTCGCTTCTATGTAGGCCACGATTGCCTTCAGTTCAGCCAGCGTGGCATTGTTTTTGATCATGTTGGCTCGCATTGAGATCACGGCGATGTTGCCGGGCACGTAGCCTTTGCTGTTATCGATCCGATCCAAGCTTGGAGAGTTCTCAACTTGATCTCGGTTTGATCGACCAGCACCAACACGAGCAAACAACGGGATCCCCAGCACCGGGCAGGTTTTGGGGATCTCAATGTCGTCCTTTGTGATGGTGCAGTCCAGTCCAGCGATACGAGCGCGGTTGCGAGCCGCGTAGACCATCTTTTGCCGTGGGTCCAGCTCCATGTACTTCTGTATCTCGCACTGACGGCAACGCGAAATACGAGGCACACCAAGAATGTCCTTTTTTGCTCGCATGACTTTGTAGAAGTCAGTCTGCGGTTTGTGCTCTTTGCAAATGTTGCACTGACGAAGCGCGGGGCATGTCATCACCATGTGCTGATCGCTGAGCGCTTCCATGTGTTTGTCGCAGTGCAGACATAGACGTAATTAGCATCCCAGCATATCTCGCCAGCTACGCCAGTATCGGTAGCTGATGCGGGGGTTTTTGCAGTGGCAATTCTGATGCGGTTATCGTTTATCTGCAAGAGTGATCCGCCAGACTGCGAGGACGTGCCAACTAACAGCCTGCCGGAGCTGTCGATGCGGAGGTATTCGCTTGAGCCAGTGGTGTCGGTGCCAGAGCGGCTGCCAGCGGAAAATGCAAGCGCCCCATTGTCCCAAGAAAACCAGCCAACACCGTTGCCGGTTGACTCATAGCCAGTATCTTCAAAATAAAGATTGGCTTGAGTGTTACTAGAAACTGTGAGAGCCGGGTAGCCGTTTGTCAGAGGGGAACTAGTTCCCAAACCCAGATTGCCAGAGCCGTCGATGCGGGCGCGTTCTAATCCTTGTGTGTATGAAACAAGGCTGTTTCCGGTAGCACCAAAGAAAGGCGTGTACGTTGTTCCATTTGGCTCAAAGAAAATACCGGCCAAGCTTCCAGAAGTGCTTGAAAGAATAACCTGTTCGGAGCCGCTGGACGAAACGTGTAAAGGACGTGAGGGGCTCGTAGTGCCAATCCCTACGTTGCCTGAGGAGTTCCAAACAAGCACCTCAGTGCCAATGGTATTAGCCGTGGTGCCATAGCCAAGTGACCAGCGTGTGCCGGTATTACCTATTTGTCCAAAGTTCGCGCCAGAAGAGGCGCCCATTGAGAACTGAACTTGAGCAACAGCACCTCCAATGTTCCTGTCTGCATGAACACTACCGCCAATGACGGCAAGTTGGGCGCCATATATACTAGGAATGCTAGTCCCCAGACCTAAGCGGCCACTGGAGTCCAGGCGCATGGCCTCAGTGGTACCAACATCAAATCTCAGTGCTTTCGCCGTAGAGTCACTTGCCCCTGCGCTGATTATCTGGTTTGCTGAACTAGTGCATCCCAAATAAAGAGTTCCTTCCGATCCAGATGTTGTTTGCTGAACCCTGAAATAAACAGAACCGCTCTGTGCAATATGAAGCAATGTACTGGGGCTGGTGCCTACTCCAACATTCCCACTCGCATCAACAAACAACCGCCCAGTGCCACCCGTGCTGATCGCCACCTGGTTCGCGCCGGGGCTGTAAATGCCATTGGTGGTTGTGCCGACTGAAACAGAGGGTGCTGCTGCAGTACCAGATGCAAAAACACCTGATGTGATAACGGCTGTAGTGCCTGTGATAGTGGTGAAGTTTACAGTACCACCAGTGATAGTGGTGAACTGACCGGCAGAGCCGGTAACGGTAGCGCCAGAAACTAACGTACCACCTTGGATGGTGACACCAGAGATGGTGCTGGTAGAAGTAATATTACCGCTAAATGTAGGATTACGAACTAAACCTGAAATACTAACGCTTGTATCAATACCCTCACTTGTAAATGTGACCGTATCAACTTTGATGGTACCGTATGCCATTGTCGTTTTACTTTTTCCTTATTTTAACCGAGCAAATTATTCAAGAATAATGAGGGGACCTTGGATCACAAACCCAGATGTACTACCGGATACAACACCGGAACAAACGATGGCTGGTGTTGCGCCTGATGGTGTAGTGATGGCAAGAGTGCTACCTGTGATATTGGTGAAGCGTGCTGTTGTACCTGTGATTGTCTGTCCACTAATGGTTCCTGTGACAGTGATTCCAGAGCTAAAGAAACCCGAGCCTGAAACAATGATCCCTGATTGAATTGTTAGGTTACCACTAACTGTTAAGTCAGTAAAGGTTTGGTTGACTGCTGTCAGGTTCTGGAAAACACCGGTGGTAAATCGTGCGGTTGTACCAGTGGTTGTGGTGCCGGAAAGATTGGTGAAGGTACCAGATATACCTGTGACTGTTGTGAACTGTGCAGTGTTACCAGTGATAGTGGCACCAGAAAGTTGCGTAGTGAACCGACCGGAGATACCAGTAATTGTTGCAACTTTAACGGTGTTACCAGTAATAGTGTCACCAGATACTTCAGATGTAAAAACACCACTGATACCAGTGATTGTTGACGCACGTACTGTATTACCTGTGATGGTATTACCAGAAACTTGCGAGGTAAATGTTGCGGTAATGCCAGTGACAGTATTGAAACGAGCTGTTAATCCTGTAACGGTATTACCACTGACAACAGTTGTAAAAGTGCCAGAGATGCCGGTGATGGTTGCTGTATTAACAGTATCCCCTGTGATGGAAGCACCTGAAATACGTGATGTAAAAGTACCAGATTCTGCAGTGATGGATGTAAAGATTCCTGGTCCACCAGAAATGGTGCCAGATGCTGTCAGATTATTTTGTACTGTTACACCACTGAAGGTGGCAAGGTTAGAACCACTGATGGATGTGACTTGCGTTGAACCTGCAACGGTAAGGTTACCAGTGATGGTGACGTTGCCATTAATGGTTTCACCACTGAGGTTGACGTAATAAAGATCGAGATAGTTTTTGAATTCTGTAAAGGTAATTTTTTTGTTGCGCAGTGTAGGGTCCACCTCAAAAACGTGGACTAACGTCAGGAGATCTTCCTCGGCAAGGTCAACCCCACTGATAGCAGGAAATTCACTTATTCTTCGGTTCGACACCTACTTGTACTGCGCAATCTATATATCAATTATAGGTCTGCTTATTTAGCGCACCCTAACCTCAACGCGAGGTAAAACTTCAGATAAACCACGCCAAATCAATTGAATTCCTGTTACAATTCCGCAAGATAGCAAGAGGACTAACAGTAATTCTGCAACGGTCAGGTTACGCCGTACATAGACAACCTGTGGCTGCTGAACAGGTTGCATCATTTGCGCTTGTTGCGCCAGAGTTTGTTGAACGGCTAGCTCCCGTGCCCTTGCCTTCATCTCTGCAAGTTGCTCTGGCGTAATTTGTGGCTCCAGCATTTGTTGATAAGCGGGCTGGCTGGGTGGTACCTGTTGGTCTTCCATAATCGCAAATGATTTTCTCACACATTAGCATTTAAAAAACGTTGTTGCTATGCAGTACGGAATACGAAAAGGATTTGAAGACGTTGCACATGAACTAAAGGGAATTAAAAATATCCTTGCGTCCATGTGGCATAGTCGCTATGCGAACGGTGAGACGGATGTTTTAAATCCAGAGGCATTTGCAGATGAATATATCTCCACAGAAGAATGCGGCAGACGACTGGGTGTATCAGACCAAACCATTAGGAATTGGATTGCAATCGGCAGGAAAGCTCCAGATAAAGGCTGGGTAGAAGGCATTCATTATGTCAACGTTTCTCCTGATCACAAACGAAAAGCTGTTATCAGGATTCCCTGGAACATGCTGGTTCAATCTTTTGCTAAAAATAAAGAAACTGATTTGACAGATCTCAGGGGTAGAGAGGAGCGCGTCGATAGGTTGTATCAACCAAGGCCATTTGGACGTTTAGAGTAATGGCCCATCGTTTCAAGGGGTTTGAGATATCAGACGTGACAGTTGAAAACCAGGCGTCTGTGTTGCCTAAGTCATTGTCTCTTCAAGTGGAGATGTTTTTACCTCCCGAGGGTTCTTTTGATGATCACTGCCTACGCAGATATTTAGAAAACCTTAAGGCATTTGAGGAGGAAGATGAAAATTCTGGTATGACACTGGCCAATCGATTGCGTTTGGCATTTCGTGATATGCAACCAGATACCATTTGCGGTAAGTTTCCACAGGCCGAATTGCCCTTGAAACGAAGATTACGTTGTGTGGCTGAGTATCTGATTAGGTCTGGTGAATTTGACAAGGTGCGTGACCCAAATGGTAAGTTGATTAAAAAACGTGGTGTTTTGGGTAAGTTGGTTGTGATGTACCAGCCAACCGCTAAGCTCATAGAAGCACTCTATAAGCAAGGATTGATTGAACGATGAGCCGTCGTGAACAATTAATTGCATCTGTCATTGGTCCCAAGATGGATCAGACCAAGGCCAAGATGCTTGATGCCACCGTAAGGTTAATTCTTGGTGACATGGGGCAACAATACTGTAAGTTTTGGGAGCTAGAAGGTCCTGGCGTGATGGTGTTCCAGCCAGAAAGCGGGGAGCGTTCTATGTTTTTTCTGACGCTTAAGGAGTTGCATGCGGCACAGGAAGAATGTGAAAGAAATAATGATGGTGATATGGCCGAAAGCCTTCGTCGCATTCTTGGTGCGGCACAAAAAATTGATCCACAAGAAAAAGCTGGATATGTTATTAACGATTCTGATGGGATGCGTTATTTTGAAGTGGATTATAACAAGGTAGATGACAGTATTTAGTGCGGGTCTTCGTAATGAAAACTCTGAGTTGATTACCAGTACGGACCTTGTCAACTCAGCCAATGCCTTAATGGAGGGCATTGATTTGGATGTGGCAAGCTCCAAAGTAGCAAATCAATATGTTGGTGCAAAAGCGTTTTATACACCATCGGATGATGGCCTGAACGCACAACCGTGGTACGGTAAGGTTTATTTGTTTCCTCCCAGTGGATGTTACTTCTGGGAAGAAAAGAACCAGCGCTGGAAGATGACGCGGTCATCGGCAAAAACGTTGACATCGTCCCATGCTGTGTGGTTTAGACGGTTGTATCGAGAGTGGCTGGCTGGCGAAATTGAGCAGGGTTTATATTTCTCTAACTGTCCTGACATGATTCGATACGAGCAAAAAATTTTTGATCTTCCTTTATGTATCCTTAAGATTGCACCTATTTTGTTGCGTCGTGTTAACGATGAGGTGAAGAGCCACAAGACATGCACTTCATTTTTGGTATACTTACCGCCCACAAACGATACTGCAAACGCAATCGATCGATTCGTGGAAATCTACTCAGAAAAAGGTCGTATCCTCTGCTGATTTCTGTATACTGAAGGACGATTACAGGGAACTATGAGCGTCCTGGCAGATTGGGAAATCAGACAACTGGCGCAAGAAGACGGAATGATTGCACCGTTTGTCGATCATCTTGTCAATGAAGACCAGGGACGCAGGATGTTGAGCTATGGGTTGAGTTCCTATGGATATGACATTCGTCTATCGCCTAAGCAATGCCTGATCTTTGGACGCATCTCCGAAGGCGAATGTGATCCCAAGGATTTTAAACCTGAGATTCTGAAGCCTGCAGAGTTGCAGTCTGATGAGCGTGGTGAGTATTTTATTCTGCCACCTTATGGGTATTGCTTGGGTGTGGCCCAGGAGCGACTGAAGTTGCCCCGTGATGTGACCGTCGTTGCTGTCGGCAAATCTACGTATGCCCGATCAGGAATCTTGGTTAATATCACACCGGCAGAATCAGGATGGGAAGGGTATTTAACCCTGGAAATTAGCAACTGCACTGGGCTGTTCAACAGGATCTATGCCAATGAAGGTATTACGCAACTCCTGTTCTATCGCGGCAATCCATGCGAGGTAACGTACCAGGACCGTAAGGGGAAGTACCAGGATCAACCGAAGAACGTTGTGTTTTCTCAGGTTTAATTAACCAAAAGAATCGAGCCAATTGTAGGGTTTACCTGCATTTGGCTTTGGTTTATTAGCGTAGCCAACGCCACCTGTTTTGCCTCCTGATTCACCCATTGATGGTGTTTGTACGGCACCAAAGGCCGGGCCAAATGACGTAGCACCGGAGAACATTGGATTCCTTGGTGTTTTTCCGTTGATTGTATATTCTTGTGTATCTCTGGCGACACGAAATTTACCGGCAGCTTTTGCTGATTTGATAAATCTTTCAGCTCGTCGTTCACTTAAGATGTCGCCTTCGCTTGTAAAAGCAGGACGTTCAGGCCAGGAGCCTGGTGTAATTGTTGGACGATCTGCACGATTTTGATATAGTTCCTCATCTTTGTCTCCATAACGCAAGTCAACGTTATAATCTGATCCAGCGTTTAGATCTGATACCTCGGCTCCGGATGTACCAGAGTTAATGCCTGGATTGTAATTAGAGCGATATGTATTTGCCATCTTATTATTGTAGAAGCAATAAATCGTTGTAATTAGCCGTGATGCACTCTGCTGCTGGGTTCTTAGATTCGTTTGTACAAGATGAAGTGAAGTGCCGTTGTCTTACAGAAGATGACTTTGGCGCACCATTAGATAACGCAGAAAACGATGTGCCGCTGTACGATATGTATAATCGCGGATTAGTTGCATGCGAACAAGGACTGGAGCGGAATCCATTGAATCTCGAGGGGGCACGGCCCGGAATGACGGGTTACATCCCATCGATGGAGGAGGCACTGGAGCAGTACCCAGCTTCATCGCCACGACCGAAGAGCTTAGTACTGGAACTGGAAGCTCCGTCGGAAAAGGAAAAGCTCCTGTCAGCCAAACGTCGTGGTTTGCTCCGGTAGATTCAGAACCTGAAATCAAAGATTGTCCTGGCGGCATCTGCCCAGTACCCTGGGCTGTCAAGGAGGAGGCTCCTGTGCTCCAGGGAGATACTGTCAATCACCCAACGCATTACACCGATGGTGGTATTGAGTGCATTGAAGCAATTGAAGCTTCGTTGACACCAGATGAATATCGTGGTTACCTAAAAGGCAACATTCAAAAATACGTATGGCGTGAGCGCTTGAAGGGTGGTACGGAATCCCTCAAAAAAGCGCAGTGGTACATTGATCGCTTAATTCAATTAGACGAAGTTCAGAAAGGCTGAAGCCTATCTTCGTCATCTTCCTCGTCGTCGTCGATGCAGGCGGCGGCGAGTTCTGCTAATTCAATTTCGGTTGGGATATCAAAATCAATGGAGATGTTCTCATCTTCCATCAGGGCTTTGATTGCGTACCATTCCATCAACCGCTGGTGGTACAGGTTGAGGAGTGCGCAATAGAGCTCGTCCCAGGTTAGTTCTTGCGCAGCAAGTTCTGCTTTACGCATTGAGAACTGTAGTTCTAGGGGTAGTTCAAATTCCCGTGGCTCGACTGACCTCTCCATCCCACTCTGCATGTTCTCAATGCAATTATTCTAAGCCTAGCCGCCGAATACTAGATCTGTGTCATCATGACTGAAATCAGACCAGGGATTTTCGTCAATACAAAAATCGTTGGCAAATTGAGAAAGGATGTAAGGACTGATGTTTTCTTCTAGGCGTCTGATAGCACGCACTTCGTGTGGTGCGGCAGTGTAATTGCGGAATGCTGTCAGCAAGATCTCGGTTGAAGACCAGGGATTGGCATCAATGTCCTGGAGGAATAAACTAATTTCTTCCCTGCGGCGATCCAGGAGTCCACCTACAACTTTATGTTCTTCGTTGAAAATCCATCTGCCCATTTCTTCTGTGGCACCACAGAAGTCTTCGTGTTCAATGGCATCGATGACACGACTGTATAAGAAAGGTTCCCAGCCGATGGAATGAACGAAAGATACCAGGGCCTGACGCATGGAATCATCAAGTCCTAGGTTGAGTTTTAAAAGCTGAGTGTCAATAACACTGACTTCATGGAACAAATATTCCAGTGCTTTTTGCTTACTGCAGCATTGTCCTTTTTTAACAGGGGAGCCATCGGGATAGAACTGACTTCCATACCCGATGGTATAAGGTTCTCCACCAGTAGTCGGATCTGCGTAGGCTTTCTCGTTAAATCCTTCGTATTTACGAATGATGTTAATAGCCGCCGAAAAATCCGACATGGAAGTAACGATAATTACTTCCAATCATACACAATTTATTTACCTTGACCGCGACTTAATTTACGGCCATGGTTTGCTTTTGAATGTTTGCCGTCACCTTGCCTTGTGAGCTTTGGCTTGGACTCAATCTTAACAGTTGCAGAAGACTTGGGTTTTGCCATGAATCTAAATGATTGGCCCTACCACTTTACACGGTGACTCCAGTATCTGGCAGACATGATGCTGGGATTAGGATCTTGTGCATTATGACGTGCGTAATATGAACGTTTCCTTGCTTTATCTTTTTCACTGGTTGGGTTTTTCCCTGCACCTTCTACGCCTTGCTGCCCAAACCTAATGATTTTTTCTTCTCCGCCTTTACATGCTTTAACAACATGCGATTTGGTTGGGTGTCCAGGGGTGCGACGTGGTTTGTTGCACTCCATTGAATCTTTGTGTAATTTAGCTGCTTTTGCAGCTTTTTTACGTTTATCCGCCATTTTCGTTAACCGAATAAAGAACCAAAGCCACCCTTAGTACTCATATTAAAATAGGAAGGCGCACCCTCATCTTCTTCATCTTCAAAATAACTAAAATAACTTGAACGTTTTGGCACGTACGTTTCTTTTTTGCTTGTATTGTCCTCTTCTAGCATTGAACTCAGGGAGCCAATAGCAGCAAACGGATCGGAAAAATCAATAGCACCAAAATTAAATCCCATTACGCTCTGTAAACCTTCTTTTGTAGAAGCTCTGCCAATTGTAGAGGCGGTTAAATTCTTATCTTCTTCAGTTGCATCAGGAAAAAACTCTGTATAAAACTCATTTTCATTTCCACCGTAACCTGCTTTTTTAAATATTTGATACAACTGGCTTCCACCGGGACGACTAATAATTTTTTCATCCTCCTCCCTCTGAATGTAACCGTAACCCAAATTTTCCTGTGTCGGTTTAATGTTTGCTTCATTTAATTGCCTGATATTTTCCCTTATTTCCAGGGCTGGATCTGTACTAAGAATTTGAGTTAATGCTTGTTTAACTGATTCTGCTGGATCTGTTTGTTCGTTAATGCCTAATTCTTTTAACTTACCCTGTAATTCAGCGGGTAAATTAGCAATATTTAACTTGTCTACTAGTTCAGTTGCTTTTGAATTAGCTGAAACAAATTTTAAAAATGTTGGATTTCCAAAAGAAGCTTTTTGTGATTCTAGTGCTTTTGATAAATCGCCTTGAATAAACCTGGCAAGATCTTGACGATTGTAAGTATCAGCAACAGGATCATATCCTTTGTTTTTGCCTATAATTTCATAATGCAAACGAGCAAAATCATTTTTATTGTTTAGGTCGGAACCGTATTCATATGCTAATTGGCTCCATGTTTTTCCGTCTTTAACGGCAACGTTATTATTTCTTTGATTCCAATCAGCTTCAACATTGCTTTTCTGTTCGGCGTAAAGGTTTTGTTTCTGTTGATTTCTAGTGCCAGTCACAAAACTAGGATTCCAATAAAAGTCAGAATCAAATCCTCTGGTGACAGTTTGTTGCCCCAATGCATTGATGTAAGCTGTTGCTTGTTTATTTGCAAATTCTTTTAAAGCGCTTGATGCTAACTGCGTTTGCAAAACATTTTGCTCATCTTCCTTTACATCCATGTAACTAACAAATTCTGAGATAGATTTAGAAGTGTCAAAACGTGGCTTTAAATAATCATTGATAAAATTGGTGACAAACTGTTGTTCTAATTTGTATGTTTTTGTTGCATCATTAGGGTCTTTAATTTCTTGCATGGTTTGATAACGTTTTGCAAGTGTTTCGTCAAACCATTTCTGCCAGTTGTAGGCAACAGATGAGCCTATTCCTAAACTCTTATCCAGGTTCTTAGATAATCCTTCGCTAAGGTTCAAAAAACCTCCGCCTTCCATGTCACCAAGGATTGCGTTTTTAATGTCTTGTTTGAAATTGTTGACATTAGGTAGGCCCATGCCTTGAAGCACGCCTGTCATTTGTTGTTGTTTTAAAGCTTGGTTGTATTCATTGAGCGTTTGTTTAAGCACGTCTGCTGACAATGCGCTAAATGCGCGTTCCCCCTGGACGTCAACAAAGTTTTGCGCTGCTAAATCAGCTAAAGAATCCGGTTTTTCTTGTGTTCTTCCAAGAAGAGTTTCCCGCAAAATCTGACGCTCTTTGTCAGTGGGTGCTCGCAGTGTTTCGGTGTATTCCGTGAATTGCTTTGGTTTGCCTGGTAAGCCACTGGGGGCGCCAACGAAAGTATAATTTGCATGAAGATAACTGTTTAAGTCTGGATATTGTTTTGTTACATCAATATCTGCAATTTTGCGGCCGGCAAAACCAACTGATTGCGTTGCGTTTGTATAGTTAGTTACAACTTCTGGAACAATCTTTTTGTAAAAATTAAAATCAATGCTGTCAAGATTTGCACCTTGTGTTTTAGCGTTCCAGGGTTGGATTCCTTTTGCTGTTTGATAAAAGTTTTCAATCTCTGATATGGTTTGTTCATCTATATATTGCCGATAGCCTGGGTCTGTTTTTGCCAGTTTTCCGTCAAGAGCTTCTAGTGTTTGTTTGTAATTAGTAGACCCCTTTGTAACTGCGTTTAAATTCCGTGCAATCTCATCTGCAGTTTCCGTTTCAGTTGTTGTAGCTGTGTTTGAAAGAACAGGAACAAGCATCCCGCTGCTGACAGTAAATCTAATCATGTCGTTTTTCTGTGTGTCTCTAAATCAACAATGTTAAAGTTGCTAGCTTGCATCCAGTGCTTTATTCTATCTAGTTTTGTTTCATTAAAATACTCTTGTTTTTTGTACCATAATTCCATGTTCTCAGATGCTTTGTTTGTATTGCACTTTCTACATGCCGGAAGTAAGTTGTGGCGACTAGAACACCCTGATTTAAAGCGTGGAATAATGTGATCCAGGCTGGTTGCTGCATCACCGCAATAACCACACTTATAGTCCCAGGCTTGATATATACTTTCACGAAATCTTTTCTTGGCAAGTTTAGGAGTTAAATCAACTAGCAGGGCGAGGGGCTCATGCTCGTTGCAATACATGCTCTTTAGTTGCCGTTAATTTATTCTAATTTCAACACACGTTACGGGATATAAACAAACAGATGAAGTTTTAGTTAAGGCCCTTGACGACCTTGTTTTTCCCCGTACTGTATGGAAGTACACATTTGCTTACCCATGGCTAAGCATCCAGGCTGGGTCTCGATCCAGCAAGCAGAAGAGCTTCTCGGCATCGACAAGAAGACCTTGTTTAAGTACCGGGATGACGGCACGCTGAAGCTGGGGCCGCACTACGCAGCATTTCCTGAGACCCGTTCCAGGGACGGTTACTTCTGGAATGTATCAGCCGTCAGGAAGCGCCTGCAAAAGCTGGAGCAGCCTGTGGCCGCTTGAGGGAGGCGTAATACTTCTTACGCATGCTGTGGGCCAGGATTAAATCAGTGACATTCATGCTGATGTCCTGAAGTGCCATAGCCCGATACAGACGTGACACAAGGGGATTCCAGCAGCTCCACACATCGTGGGGCTGCTTTTCTTTTAGCTGGAGCAACAGCACCCATTGTGGATGCAACGGACGCAGTGGTCTCTTGCGCCCTGCGACAAGCAGGTTGTTACCAACCCAGGTGAAGCCACCGGCGGAGTGAAGCTGTTCTGGCGTCAGACCAAAGGTTGCGACCATGGCAAATAACCAAGCGATGTCCTGTGTCTTGCGCTTAGAGGCTAGTTGGAAATACTCATCCAGGATGCGTTGATCCAGGGGTGGTGAGTGAGACATGGTTGAAGTGGACTGAGTACCCAGACCATATCTAGAGGTGGGTACTGCTATCAAGTCCTAAAGGAATTCTTAATGGGTCTTGTAAGACTTATAAGAAGTATAAATCATGGCTTGTAAAACACCAAAAGGTTCTGCACAAACCATCCCATGTGGTATCCCTGCAACACGTAGTCTTTTAGTTTTTGTTCAATGAATTCATTCCGCCATAAACCCGTGTCTTTCAATTTGTCTTCCCAATAATCTTTCGTTTGGCAGTTAATGTGCCCAACGCCACCTTGGCCAGGTTTTGCAGCGGTCCAAATTAAATAACCATCGTGGTTTAATCGGTCAAACATTACTTGTGCAATTTCATCATTCTTGGAACTATCGATGTGTTCTGCTACTTCCATGCAAAGAATAAGATCTGCAGTTCCTTTGACATCAAAAAGGCTTTTGCATACCAGATTATTTTTACCTTCTACACGTTCGTCAGTGTCATAACCAGTGCAGCGAACATCTAGATCAGTAAAACAATCAACATAAGTGCCTGGCCCGCAGCCAAGATCAAATGCAGTATCTGGGTCAAAGTAATCAACTAACCAACTCACCAGACGTTTGGCGAATGGTTTTTCTTCTGTATCTAGATCTTCATAGTTAATTACTTCTGGTAATCGCAGTTCATACCATCCTTTACGCCAGAGGTTGTTGATGTCCTGAAAGATTTTGTCATATTTTCTTCCGCATGCTTCCAGGCTGTAACGATTACGTGCAGCAAATGAAACAACACTGCGATCAAGGTCATCAACTTTGATGATGGCATCAAGCCAGTCCTGGAGTGTATGACACCTAAAACCTGTGATGCCGTCTGCAATGGTTTCTGTAAATGCACCGTAATCCACGGCAATTAGCGGAGTGCCGCACAGCATGGCTTCTACGCCACTACCACCAAATGGCTCTGTGAAGTTTGTTGGCATCAATGCGGCGCGTGCATTGCGCAGGAAATCAGATCGTGCCTTGCCAGAGATTGGGCCGCCGTAATGAATGTTGGGATGACTCCAGGGGGATGGATCGCCCTGGCCGTGGATGACAATTGGCCATGGACTGTATTTCGCAATCTCAAGAATGGTGTCCATCCCCTTGGCGGAACAGATGCGACCGAGGAAAGCAAGGTATTCACCAGGCTCATGGTTTGGTTCCCACTCATCAATATCAAAGTAGTTGGGAACAACCCATTCATAGTTTTTGCCCTGTCGATCTTCTCTGCCCTGGTGATGGTGCATCCAGGCGTATGACTCGAAGATGCGGAAGCTGTTCGGCATCAGAGTCGGGTAACCAATCCCCGTTTCTACATGATGATTGTTGGGGAATTCATGCATCAAAATTTGATGTGCATGACCGAAAGGATGGCAGATGATATCTTCTTTTTCTACATACTGCTTCATCTCGCGAATTAACTTGTTTTCGAACGCCTGGTGACCGTCGCTACCAACAGTGGCGTCATCACCATAGAAATCAACTTTCTTGCGTTTACCGTAGAAGTAATCATATTCATCATGCGTCAACATGGTGATGTGCTTGGTGGCGCCAGCTTCACTACCCTCGTTGGCATATTCGAAAACTTCATATCCTTGCGCCTGCATCATCCTGGGAAAACGCAGTGCTTTTCCTGTGAATGCACAATGCGAATACTCAAGTTGTGGTTTGGTATGAAAGATACCAACCAGGTGCAAACGCGGTTTTGCCATAGCTACGAATCATGTAGCTAAAACATAGCGTTTTCTTACAAAAAATGCAGCGGCGACCATGACATGACGGGATGATACGGCTGCAGTGCAGGTAATACTTCCCGTTAATCCAGTGGTTGCTTTGACACCATCTGCGATACCTAGTGTGGTGTCAGAGCCAGATGCAGTGTTGGAATCAGCGCGTTCATACCAGATGCCGGCGGCTGGTGGAGATGTGGTATTTGTGGCGGCACTGGCAGTACTGGGATCTGTTGCTGCGTCAAAGGTTGATACTGTTGTGTTATCTCCACCACAAAATCCTGCAATGATTAACGCGTCTTTACTGGTGATATTCAATTCTCCCGTGGACACAGCAGTTGCGTTTACTGCTGCTGTAGTGGAAGACGATGTCATGAATACCGGTCTTCCAGCGGTGGGCCTGTAAATCAGGATACGAGCAAGGCCGGCATCACCCGCTGTCCTGGTGAATGTCGTCGCTGGTTCAGTGTCACCACGAACAATGGAGGCGATTAAACCTGATGCAATAGCTGTACTTGCTGTTGTGCTCACGTTACCCGTTGCTTGTTGTTGATGGATGGTCCATCCTGCCGGTGCCGCAAAAGCAACGTTACTTCTAAATGCAATCACTGCAACATACAGATCACCTTTTTGGCCACCGGCAGGTGCCACTGGTGCGATGTTACCTGACGCAACGTTGACTGCTGCGCCGATACCAACCAGGGTCCAAGCCGTCATGATCAGAAGAACAGTGTCACGTGAAGCATGTCAACAGTACCAGAGGTGCCTGTTGTTGTCAGCCAGATAAAACTATCACCAGAAACCGTGGGGTTATTAAAAGATGTCGTAGAGAGACCAGTTGTTGTACTACTGGTTGTGATGCCTCCACTAATGAGTTGTGTCCCAGTGGTACTAAAGTCAGCACCGTGACGAATATTAAAGAACACAACGGGAGTTGTACCAGAGACCAGGGACTCTACTTGACTAATTGTGACACCAGCCGTTGTGTAGAACAATGGTATCTTCTCTGCTGTTGTTGGGTTTAAGACTGTAATTGCTTTGGGAGAAGCTGGGCCTGTTGCACCGGTTGGTCCTGTTGGTCCGCTAGGGCCTG